AAATTATACTCAATTTAACAGAAGATTCAATTGAAGAACTGAACACTTCTTCATCAACTATAAAGAAAATGAGAGCATCTTTGGAAGATAGTGAAGGTGGAAATTCATTGACAAATTCACAAATGTCAGAATTTGTTAAAGGTGTATTTGGAATAAACAGACAAGGAAAATCCATAGGTAAACTAATGAAAGAAACCGAAAGACTTTTAAAAATGATTGGTAGATAAAATTGAACGACTTGAAAAAGATGAAATAACAAAAGGGAACTTCGGTTCCCTTTTTCATTTGGAAATCTCCCGAAAATTTCATATATTGTAGTCCATTCAAATTCACACGGAATACATTATGATGATTCGGAAATACAAAGACCTACTCAAAGAAGTAGAAGAAGAACATAAAAACGCAGATAATCTCCACCGAGATAGTAGGGTTCTCGTAGTAGATGGAACCAATCTTTTCATCCGTGTATTCTCCGCAATTCCAACACTCAACGAAGATGGTCAACACGTTGGCGGACTTTCAGGGTTTATGAAATCACTTGGTGCCACAATTCGTATGGTAAAACCTACGAGAGTTGTAGTTGTCTTTGATGGTAAGGGTGGTTCACATCGTAGACGTAAAATCTTTGATAACTACAAGGAACGTCGGGCAATCAAGTCCCGTCTCAATCGTGCAGTTGGATTTGAAGATTTAGCTGACGAACAGGCATCCATGAAATGGCAGATGGTTCGTCTTTACGAATACCTCCAAAATCTTCCACTCACAACAATCGTGGTTGACCATATTGAAGCTGATGATGTTATCGCTTATTTGGCATCCTACTTCAAGGAAAAGGTTTACATCCTATCCAATGACCGAGATTTTCTCCAATTGGTTTCAGAGAATGTAAATGTTTATGTTCCCACAAAGAAAAAAATGTATAAGCCAGATAACTTACTTGAGGATTACGGAGTATCGTGTGAAAACTTCACCATCTACAAAGCTCTACTTGGTGATAACTCCGATTCCATTCCAGGAATCCGTGGTATGGGAGACAAGACAATTCAAAAACACTTTCCACAATTAGCAGAACCAAGAAGAATTCCTTTGGAAGAGTTCATAGAAAGTTGTAAATTGTATGATGGTAAAGCCAAAGTTATGACAGAACTAAAACAAAACATTCCTAACCTAGAAAGAAATTATAAGTTGATGCAATTGTTAGACGTTGATATTCCATCTTCAACAAAGTCAAACATACGCCATATGGTTGATGGAGAGATTGGTGGTCTAAATAAGATTCAACTTGAAACAATGTGTCTTCAAGATAAACTTCGTGGTGTAATAACGAATTGGGATGAGTGGCTCGTCAATAACTTCAATTCACTGGATGGATTTAGACAAAAGATTCGGGAGTGATATTTATATGTATGATAAAACTGAAAGACATATTATTGGAATTAGATACAGACCCCAAAAAAGTGTTTGGTGATATTGTATTTGGTGATAAAAAACATAATAAGTTTTATAACAAAATTGTTAATTTGCAGGGTAAAACTGGTTCTGAACAAAATACAAAAGATGAGGAGATAATACTCAAAATTCTTTTGAAATGGGTTGGTTCTAATAATAAAAAGGTTGTAAATAATCTATATTCTTATGAGGATTTATTCAAAAACGCTGCTAAAGTATTTCCTTCCATTTTCAAACCAACAACACCAGATGGCACAACAATATACCGCGGAATTCGAGTTGTAAACGAAAAAACAATTTTGAAATTGAAAAAAACTTCACCAAAAGATTGGAAAAAAATAAAATTTGGCTCAATCCAATATGTAAAATGTATGAAACCAATACAATACACACCTCATTTGGAAATTCAGAGCTGGACTACATCTAAAACAGTTGCTCACGAATTTGGTAGTAAATTATCAAGTAAGGATGGTGTTTGGGGGTACAATGGGGGTATTCTAATATCTAAACAAAATGACGAATACCTTTTTAACCAAAAGGTAATGAATTTACTTTTCGGTGAATCAAAAGAAGATGAAATACTACATTTTGGAAATAAATATTCAGAAGAAGTTTTCATCGCAATACCGGAAACATCATATAACGGTCTTGTATCTAAATAATAGCCGTGGAATTCATTTGATTCGTAGTTTGTTTCTCGACTCCTACACAATCGCTCCGAATCCACGGCTTTTGTTTTTCAATTTGATATTTATTAGTAGAGAAACAACTACATATCAAATGAATAGGAGAACGTTATGGTCATCTATAAGACCACCAATTTGGTGAATGGTAAACAATACATTGGTAGAGATGGTCGCAACAACCCAAATTATCTTGGTTCGGGTATTTGTATAAAAAATGCAATCAATAAGTATGGGAAAGAAAACTTCAAGAAAGAAATACTTGAAGAGTGTTCTTCTTTTGAACAACTTATGGAGAGGGAAGAGTATTGGTTGAATTATTATGATGCAGGTAATAATCCCAATTTCTACAATATGCACAATAGAAGTGTAGGGTTTTCAGCAAGGGGTGTAAACCACTATAATTTTGGAAAGAAGCTTAGTCCAGAACACAAAGAAAAATTGACTCAATCCCGTAAAGGAAAGAAACACTCCGAAGAAAGCATACAAAAGATGAAGGTTGCTCAACTTGGTGAAAAACATCACTTCTATGGGAAGAAACACAATCCGGAAACTCGTAAAAAAATAGCAGAGTCCCTTCGTGGTGTGAAACATTCAGAAGAACGCGCGTCAAAAAGAATTGGTGTGAAACGTCAAATTCAATTCTCTGATGAGGGAAGACAAAAATTGCGTGAATTACATACGGGAGAAAAAAATTCAAGATTCAAAGGATATGTTATTTGTGTTTCGGGACAGTATGTTGGCCAACGTAAATCAATTCGTGAATGGACAGAGACGTTAGACACTTTCCCATCATGTATATCGGCACATCTTTCAGGTCGGGAATACAAAAAAGGTATTCGTGGAAATTTTTTCAAATGGGAACACGAACTTTGATTTGGTAAATTCAATTCACTTTCGTATATTGTAGTCATAACTAAACCAACATATACGAACGATAACAAATGCAAGATACACTTTCGGAATACGGACATACGTTTCAAACAAAAGTTATTTCCTGTCTTATCAGTGATAAGGCGTTCTTGGGACAAGTCAGTGATTTATTAGAACCTGGATACTTTGAATCCCAATCCAATAACTGGATAGTAGAACGTATTTTAGATTACCATCGTAAGTTCAAATCTCAACCAACCCAAGAAGTTTTCAAATCTCTTCTCGTTCCGATTGAAGATAAACTACTCCGTACTGGAATTGTAGACAATCTCAAAGAGGCGTATAAACTTCAAAATTCACCTGACTTGGAATATGTCAAGAGTGAAGTGATAGAGTTCTCGAAAAATCAGCGTATGAAGTGTGCGATTTTGGAATCGGTTGATTTGCTGAAGAATGGTAAGTTTGAACAGATAAAGAAAAAAATTGATTCGGCATTGAAGGCTGGTAGTGATAAGGACATAGGACACGTCTTCAAACTTCACGTTGAAGAGAGATATAGTGAAGGTGCAAGAACTTGTGTTGCCACAAACTGGGGCGTAATAAACGATATAATGACGGGAGGTTTGGCGGGTGGAGAATTAGGCGTTTTGGTCGCTCCTGCCGGTGGTGGTAAGAGTTGGGGTCTAATCAATCTTGCTGCAAATGCCGTAAAACAGGGAAAAACCGTTATTTACTATACTCTTGAATTGAATGCTTATTATGTTGGTAGACGTATTGATGCGTATCTCACAAAGATACCATTTCAGAATCTCGGAGAAGAACATTCTCGCGAGAGAATCCAAGAAGTGATGGAAGGACTTGAAGGTAATCTCATTATCAAGTATTACCCAACACGAACCGCATCAATAACGACTCTGACCTCTCATATTCAAAAATGTATAGATCAGGGACAAAAACCAGATATGATTGTTCTTGATTATGCCGATCTTATCCGTCCTGCAAAAGCTAGTGATAAAAGATTGGAACTAAATGACATCTATGAAGACCTACGTGGTGTTGCTGGTGAGTATGATATTCCAATTTGGACTGCATCTCAATCTTCACGCTCATCCACCGACGACGAAGTAATTGAAGGAAACAAGGTATCGGAATCTTACAATAAAATTATGATTGCGGATTTTGTTATGTCCCTCTCTCGTAAGTTGAATGACAAGATTGGTGGAACAGGAAGATGGCACATTATCAAGAACCGATTCGGCCCTGATGGTATGACATTCCCAAGTAAGATAAATACAATGACGGGACATATTGAAATCTTTGAACCTAACTCTGACATCGGTAAATCTGTTTCACAATCTATGACCGGTGAAGGTATGGTAAAGAAAGCTCTTTCACAAAAGTTCAAAGAACTTGAAGGTTTCTAATGTTGGTCTATATTTATATCATATAAACCAAATTATTTTTTTTTTTGGAGTCGAAGATGAAAGACCTAATACAAGAAGGCAGAAAGATACAAGAAGCATTCAAGAAGAATGTTGGTGAGAACATCAATGAAGCCACACCAACTGGTGAAGACATGAAGATTATAAAGCAGATTGCTGACATAGCTTGGAATAAATGGAAAACAAAAATGCCAAGTGATTTTCACAATACTTATGGTAATTTACCTAGATCAATTTCCAACAAGTTAACTGGCGATTTTGTTGACGCTATGGATGCTGAAGTACAGAAACTCTCCATGAATAAAAATTATTTCACTAAGGTTTTTGCAAATCAAAAGTCAGTGGAAGATATGGTACTTCGAGCATATAAGAAGTATGGTAGCATAATCTAATGTGTCAACATAGAAAATAATAAAGGGAACTTCGGTTCCCTTTTTCATAAAAGGAAAAGTTATGTCCTACCTAAATATACCAATCCCACCAATAGACGCAATGGTACGTGGGAATTTCTTACGAGACCAACGGGACTCACACGATAAGAAGTTCCCCTGTATCATTTTTGGAATGGCATCAATTCCAGCACAAGCCCCACTCTTTCACTTTGTTATGCAAGACGGTGGACTTTGGTGGAGGATGCCAATACACGCTTTCTCTTGGAAAGAAGATGCAATAGAACAACCACTTGATGAGTTAGTCTTATGGGACTCATTCTCGTATCACGTTGCAGCAACTCAATTCCCTTATCTCAAAAACAGGAATATGACATTCATTTCCCGTCGGAGAGAAAAATACAAGGGAAGATACTTGTTCACATTAGATTGGGGTGCATCAACAGATTCAGGTGATACAGACTTTTTATTCTCTGAATACCCGTCTCAACATAAGTGTGGCCACGTTCTTGCGATGGACAATGGAAACTTTGCGATACAACCAAACAATCGTCTTTTACTCCACGACCCTTCATTCACAACAAAAGAAGACGTGGTAATAAACAGAATGTATAATAACACTCTTTGGACTGCTGAAAGAAATCCAAGATGGGTAACTCCTGAAACGGATAATATGCAGTATGAC